CAACCTTTTTCTGATGTTGTTAGTGATGCAGATACTTCATTTCTTATTCTTTCTTGGAATCCTTCTTTTACAAATACATCAAATACATCTGAACTACCTGTTGTTCTATTAACAACTATTTGTGTGTATTCATCATTGTAAATAGGCATTGGGTCTGTTGAAGATGATTGTGAACCAACTACTAACTCCACTCTAGCATGAGAACCAGTATCAGTTAATAAATTTAAACTCCAATTACTACCACTTATTATTTGTTGGTCTTGTTTATGTTCGGTGTTTAATCGTATCTCTACTGAATTTGGATGTTCCGAAGTTCCACTATATTGTTTCCATGGGATATCTATACTTTGACTACCACTTATGTTTATAGATGCCGTTCTATCTTCAAATGTAAATTTAGTTGTACCTGAACTTGTTGGGTCTTTAGGTCCTCCAAATTCCATTACAGTTAATAATGAAGCAGGAACTCCATAACAAGACATAGCAGCATGTAGTGCTCGTTTAGTACCTTTGTTTTTATACAGATATGGTAAGTTATTTAGTATTCTTCTCCAAACTTCACTCTGTCTATCTTTACCACTCATCTCAGATACAATACTACCATCGGAGTGTTTACCAAATGCATATTCCCAAAGTAGTTGTGATTGAACACCCATATCAGCATCCCATCCAAGAGATTCTAACATATGGTAAACTAAATCATTTGTTATACCATCTTGATACTTGTGTTCTAATTTTTTAGATTGAGAGAATCCTTTAATATGTGTCCAAATAATATCATAGTGTTGACCAATCATATCAAAGAATAAAACAAACTCTTGTCCTTTGTCATCGTTTTGAATATGATGTGGTAAGTTGTATGTGAATCGAGAAGTATTATTATCATCAAATATTCTCGCAGATTCAACAGCACCATTGTACCAAGATACTGCAGAAGAACTTAATGCATTTATTATACTACCAGTATTATCTGTTTTAGGATAAGTTAGAGTATCAGCTGATGAGGATGTAAATAAGAATTGTTCAAATGAATCAAATCCTTTCTTTAAATCGTTTACTTTTTCTTGTTGTAGTTTTGCTTCATTTCTAACCGATACAGAACCAGTCCATTCAGAACCACTTGTTAATAAATCATATCTTGATTCATATTGATTTATTAATTTTATTTTATAATAAAAGTTGTGTACTCTTTCTTCAGCTGAAGAATACTTAACAAAATCTTTCCAATTGTAATCATATGTAGTATCAACTAAAATACTACCACTAACTATTTTTGTTGTATCAACATAATTAATATCTAAATTTTCTAAAGAAAATTCACTTGATGAAACAAACTGTCCAACTACTTCAGTTGATGAGGTTGAACCACTTGCTATTAAATCATCAAGTATTTGATATCCAATATCATCACCAACATCTAATCCAAAGTTTGGTGTTAATGGAACACAATGTTTAGTTACATCATCTAATATAGTTATTTGGTCTATTAAAGGTATAGAATGTACCTTAGATATCCATAGTTTATCGTTTGTGTTTACATCAGATGGTAATGGTTCATATAATTTTAAAACAAGTGATTTTTCAATATTTCTATATTTCGTTTCATTTGTTTCTTCATCAACATATTTTTCAGAAAAAGTTTTATCATCAATTCCCCATGTACCAATTAACTTATTACTTCCATCTCCGATATGAAGATAGTGAGTTAATAATGGTGAGATGAAATCTTCAAAACCAGATTCATCTGCATTAGATATAAAAGCATTCTTTATATCATTTATAACATTTGCTCTTCTTAATCTTAAATCTCCCTTATCAAATGTTATAGTTGCCTCTTCTGTTTTACCAGGTGTTAATTCATCTCCTTCTTCATTGTAAGGAATAAATAATAATTTGAAAACTGATTTATCTCTATCTTGAACTAAACCAGCTCCTATTTTTTGTACGATATCAGCAACATTAAAACTTGCATCTCCTTGTGGAGAAACTTTAGCAAGAAAGTTCTTATCTGATACTTTATCAACATATATGTGAATGTAGTTTGTATTTATTGATTGCCAAGAAATATCAAAATCTACATTGTATTCTTTAAAATCAGCTCCTTTAATATTTTGTGGGAAGTTAATATGTGTAATATCAGGACCAGGTAAATAAGCTCTACTTTCTACTGTTATTACTACTTTTTGGTTTTCACCACTACCACCCCTTTTGGATACAGGTTGGAGATATAAAATATATCTACCCACTCCATTTGGAAAATCAGAATTAGTTAAACTAATTACACCACTTGGTTTTATTTCTCTTACTGTTTTACCTAATGTGTAAATTACTTTATCAGCATATTCTGTTCCATAGGATATGTTTATTGATTTGGAATTAGCTATGTTAAAAACTAAATTTCTATTATCAACTTTTATTACAGGAGTAGTTGGGGATGGAACTACTGATTTCTTTACAGCACTAACTTGTATATTATTTTTACCTGGTGCTAGATTTATCGTAGTATCAAGACCATTTCTCGATTCGTTTTTAGGTTGAGAAGAACTGTTGAATGTATAATTAACTGTATGAGTATAATCACTAATACCAACTCCACTAAACTTAACATAACAAGTTGGTTTTTTTCCTTGTTTATTATAAGATAAATTTAATTTACCATCTGTAATATATCCTTCATCACCTTCACTTGTTTGATAAAATATTATATCATCAGAACTAACATTTGCACTAATAGAAACATCAAATGAACTTACTATTGGAAGAGGATTTCTTTGTTCAATAGTAAAAAATAAATCATATGATAATGCCTTTTTAGGTAAAGTACCTCTTAGTAATGTAGGTTTTAAATCACTACTGTTTAATTTAACTATCTTAAATTCACCATCTTCAAATTTCTTTTCAATTTTAACTTCATAGTATTTGAATTCAAAAGTTCCAAAACTTAATGCAGGTTTTACAAATGTTGGTGCTGGAATAAATGGTGCTATACCAAGAGTAGGTCTTACAGTACCTCTATTGTAATCTATTTGTGGAATTTTAGTATTTCCAAATCCACCTAAACCAAATAGTGGGTTTCTTCGATTACTACCACCAAAGATATTTCCCATAGGAAAGTTTGGTCTGAATCCTACATCCTTACTGAATTTTATTCTATCTTGGAAATCCGCAAGAACTTGGTCATTATCAAAATCTTTTGGAATTACAGGTTTTATTGTTTTTGAGTTTGTTTTTTGTATAGCACTAACTCTATATGTTTCTTTGGCCTGTGATTTATCTCCACCTAAAACAGTTATAGTTTTTGGTGATAATAATTCTTTTTCAGTAAATTGAAGAACTCCTCTTTTCTTTGAAGTTATCGCCTTACCATCTACTAATACAGAAGAAGATTTACCACCATCTACTTTAATGTTTAGTAAAACAGTTCTACTTTTTTCTTTAACAACAGGTAGTGGCGGTGGATTATAAACACAACTTCCATTATCTCGTGTTGCATTTCTATTATAATTTTTGGCCTTTGGGTCAGTACATCCTTGTATTACTGTACTACCACCCCCACCTCGTGAGATACTTCCTCCTCCACCTCCATTAAATCTGATATCTTCGAGAAGGACATCTTGCCTACCACGGTCTATTCCATTGTCGAATCCATCATTGAATCCATCATTGAAATTTTCATCGTATATTCCAAATTCTCTTCTTCTAGCCATTATCTTATATTCCTTGTAAGTTCTGCTGGTCTATTAGCCCCACCATATCTAGCATCTACTGATTCAGGTCCATCAAATTCGTTTCGAATGAATTCGAAAGAACCTCCTCCTCCTCCACCTCCACCACCTCGTGGTGTTGATGCGATAGGAATTATATTTGGAGTTGGTGCTGGTGTTGGTGTAACACTACATGAACCAAGTCCAGTTGATATCAAACCATTTGGTAAAACTAAACTATTAACTTGAGCACATATTGTTGTAGTTCCACCTGGTTGAATTACACCACTTGTTTTAATATTACCAAGTGCATCCTTATACTTAAATGTTAATGGATTGCCTCTATATATAGGAAATGGTCTTTCATCATAATATCTCTCTCCATATCTGATTTCATCATATGGTCCTCTTCCAAAACTATCTCTATTACCAAATCCAGTACCTCGATACTCATCACCAGGATATCTATTCATAAATACAGCAGGTGGTTGTAATACTTTACTTCTACTTTGATTCGTTATTTTAAAACTAGCCATTATTGGTTTTGGAACTCGTATCTTAGGAACTTCTCTTACATCACCTTTAAATTTAAATGAACCAACATCATGTGTGATGTTAAATGAATCGAATTCAATTCCACTCTTACTTCCACCTGGTTGACCATTTATTTTCCATTTCATTTCTGCCGTTGATGACCAAACATAGTATTTAGCTGTTTTAGTTGGATTTACATTTTTATATTCACAACTACCATCATCTTTAGTAGCCTGTGGATTGTAATTTAATGCTGATGAATCTGTACATCCCGCTACTTCAATTTCTTCTACCTCTTCAGGATATTTACAAGTACCATTATCTTCTCTTGCTTTTGGATTGTAGTTTAATGCATTTCTATCCATACACCCTCTAATAACAGCATCAACTTTATTTGGTTCAGTTGATTTATATATGTTATCAGAAACAGATGATTTTAATATCTGTTTTACCTCATCAAAAGTTACTTGTTGTTCTGGTGTTAATTCGTTTTGTTCTTGTATATTTCTTTTTGGTAAATAAAATTCAATTACATTTCCAAGTGATTGTTCAATTACAAGATTAATATCATCTATTGATAATTGAATCACATCTAATTGATTTGTGGGTTTACCATAATTTAAATCAAATATATTCCACTGTCTATCATCAATAAAATATTCTATCGATTCAATAAACTTTTCTCTAATTCTATTGATAAGAAGTTCTACACTATCTATTTTAAATTCTTTTCTTATCAATCCATGGTATATTTCAGTATCCTTTTGTTTACCTTTTATTCTTGAAAAGAAATCTAAAACCTTTTTTGTTGTAATATTTTGAATATATTGTTTAGCATAATATATAGTATCATCTCTAAACTGTTTTTCTTCAGTAAAGGTTTCATATCTTTTTTCTAAATCAAGATTTGGATTGTTTGAATTCTTAATCGGTAATACTCTTATTTCTGTTCTACTCGGTGATATCTCATGAATCCAAAGTTTATCAGTATCACTATTTTCTTTACCAGCTCTTCTGTTAAGTAAGGTTACTTGAGTTTTAAATATTCCACTTGAGTACCCAGCCTCTCTAATTAGTTTTTCAATATCAACTATAAATTCTGAGGCTCCATTTAGTTTTTTAGTAAAGTTATTTTCAGAAATTATAAAGTACTCTGATATATTTTTTTCATCTAAACTTATATATCTTACTAATTTACCATCTTCACCTTGAGGCAATTGATTCTCTGATGCATCAAATAATATGAATTCAATCATATCTGCATTACCAAGACCAAAGTAAGATTTACCGATTTCTTTCTCGAAGATTTTTCTATCTTCAGATTCAACCTTATATCCTCTTCTTTCTATTATGTCTTTGAATCCCTTAATTGCCATTTCTTGCTTCCAAATATTTTAATACCTTATATCTTCGTTCTCCACCAAAGTTATCATATACAAACTTACTAAATCCATTTCCAAATATAGTATGTATCAATTTACCAATCCAAATTCGTTTTTGATTTACCTTAACTCCCATTTGGTCTGCCATCCATGCACACCAATATTTAGAAAGACCATGATAAAACATATCAATTAAAATATGATTTGGATTTTTCTTCATCCATTCAACAATTGGTCTTGACCACATCATATAACCAACTACTAATCGTGGGTCTTTGATAAACATCATATCACCCCAATCCTCATCGGCCTTATATATTTCATAAGGTATATATCCTTGATTGTATAATTCTACACAAATAATCTTTTTCTTTTTAGAATTTGCAGCAGATGATGCTGTTGCCTGAGCTGCCTGAACTTGTTGATTAGCTGCCTTTATTTGTTGTTCTGCAATTGCTCTGTTAGATTCAATAGTTGCTTGTAGTGTTTCATTTGCACCTTGTAAAGATTTTACAATTTGTTTTTCTGATTCTAATTGAGATGCAAGTGTTTCCTTTTGTGCACCCAATCCTCTTACTTGAGCAGTCATAGATACTCTTTCTATACCTTCCTTAGTTCCTTTTAAAACAGCATTTTGAAAGTCTGCTAATAGAACTTCAAATCTATTTTTTAAAGCTTCAAATTCTGCCTGAGAGGTTCTTAATTGTTCTTGTGCTGAACGAACTTCACTTTCTAAACTATTTACATTAGTTTCTAAAGTTGCTATATCTCTTAAGTATTCAGCGTTTGTTAGTTCAAGTCTACGAATTTGTTCGTTAAGATTTTGTATCTCATCTAACTTTGTCTCATACTTATCATATTTAATATATCTACCTTTTGATGGTTTTTCTTCTTTGATTAACTCATCAACTTCAATATCAACAGCCTTTTTTAATTCTTCTTCATTATAATAAGGTCTTTCAAGTGTAGAAGAAGTTTCTCCACTAAAAGAAGTTTGTTCAATGTTTTCTTCTTCAATTGGTTCTATTAAATCACTTTTTAATTTAGGTTCTTTAATCTTACCTCTAATTGGTTCTTGACCATATGGTTTTGATGGTTTTAATTTTATTTGACTTGGTTTTACTTCCTTACCATCTTTTTTGAGCACACGAATTTTATCAGAGGAATCTCTCTTAATAGCCTTTGAACCCTTTTTAACAAGTTCATCTATTCTAAACTTATCTCGTAAACTCATGTTATTTCTCTACTGTAAATGTTAAATCTTTATCTTTAAAATATTCTATAACACCACTTCTATTTACTTTTATTTCAATATAATAATCTCTATTATATTCCCAATTTGTTAAATTTAATTTAAAGTAGTTACCACTCGAATCACAACTTACTTTTGTAAAGTTTGAGAATGGTACAATTATCTCATCTGTTACAACATCTCTAATTTGATAATGTGTTGTTGATGGTAAATATTTTACATCTTGATAAGAAAATGTATTGGTGTATGTTTTAAGAGGATATTTTTCTCTTCCATAAACTCTAATCGTAGGTTTACTTGCTAGTTTATATCTACTCTTCAATCTTTTAAATGTTACTATGATATCATCCGAAGTTAATTCTGTTAAAGAACCAGTAGAGAAAGATGAATCATCCCAACCAATTCTAACTTTAGGTTGGTATATTGTATTTGTTTCTTTTGAAAAGAACTTTAATTGACCATAATCTTCAGTATCATTTTCTAAAGATGATGTGTACTTTAATATAAATCCTTCATTTGGTAATGTTCCACCAACCCACTCATCCATAGTACCTTTGATATCCATTTCGATATCAGCTGATTCATATGAAAAAGATTGTGTTGAATATGAACCTGTGAACCATGTTCCTCCTTTACCATTGAAAGAACCAGTTGTATCAGATGAATGATTATTAAGTGATAACCAATTCTGTCCTGTTCTTACCGAGTTCCAAGATACACCATCAGTAGATATTTCATCAAACCTTGTTCCAATTCCCATATCCCACGATTGTGTTACTGCATATGCATATATCGTGTAATCAACTGGTATTTCTGATGTTTCACATTCACGAAGAATTAATTCAGCTGAAGTCATTGTTACCTCACCACTTGATATTGATTGAGAAAGTGGAGTAGTTTCAAACTTAATTAAACTATGAGCAATATCTTTCAAACTACCATAGTAAGTTTTAGATACTTCTAATATTTCATCTAAACCTGTATTCTGTGTTGGTTGTTGTAAATAGATTGTTGAATCTTTTGATGCTGTTAAAAAGTAATACATTATACAACCCTCCCTTTTATATCCTTGTTAGGAAATTTAACTTCGAAAACAGAAGGGTCTAATGATGGATACACCATCTTACCTTTTGTTGCTCCTTGTATATCATACGAATGTTCAGAGTACTGTCCTAAACATTTATTAATAATTTCACATTTAGGTACTGATTGAACTCCTTCTACATTTGCTATTAAGATTTCAACTTCTGAAATGTTAATAGGCATATTGAATGTCCAATTATCTATATTAAAATATTCTTTTAATCCATTGATACATTTTGTTAAAACTTCTCTTTTATTATATCCACCATAAACTCTTATTTCAAAATCCAATCCTATGTTGATAACAAATCCATCAATTAAGTTTATACCATCTGTTAGTAATCTATATTCACTTAAGTATGTTTTCAAGTTTTCTTTTACAGCTCTGTTTAAAGATGTTAGATACTTACTTGAATTATATCCAAGAACATATAAGTTAATAGCAAATGGATTATTCTTTTCATTAATATTATTTTTCTTACCAGATAAGAATGTTCTAACCTCATCTTTTATTTCTTGTTCAGTTGAGTTTGATTCTTTTAATGATTGTACCAATCCTGCAAATTCTTCAAGAGAATCAGGATTATTTAATATTGAACTTGGTGAATTATTATCTAACTCACCATCTGGTGCACAATAAGCTTTAGCAACACCACCAAACTTTGGAGGTAATGAAAGTGCTCTTACAACATAATCTTTTCTTGTTACTGCTCTATTTTGTGAACCGAAGTTTGCAAGTGAGTTTTCTCTAATCTCATCGATAGTTTCAGAACCTCTACCACCAGTTGCTGGCATTTCATTATCAACCGCAACAGAAGATTTCATTCTGTTATATAAAGTTAAATCATCTCCTACAAATGTTTTTACATCATCATCAAATTCTATTCTTTGAATAGTTGTAAGTTCACCCTTACCAACATTTGATTCTACTCCACCACCAATTAAATATGAAACAGTAAATTCTCCAGTCGGTGCCTGTCCATATGTTTTTGTTTTTAAAAAGTTTGATGGGTCAAATGAAGAACCCAATCTATCAATAGATGAGTTTAACCCCAATCCTACATTTTTAAAATTAGGAATTAGTGTTTCATCATTAGTTGAAGTACCTCCACCAAATACTATTGTTGTTGTATTATCACCATTTACTTTTGTAGTGAATCTTCTCGATGTTTTAACTAATTGTAAAACATTTGATACTGAATCTTTAAATTGTGAAAGGTCTTTATCTTTTTGTTCTGATATAGGATAATCAACATATACCATTTCTTGTGCAAGGTAAGGTACTTGATACCACTTATTACCATTTGAATCTCTTACATCGTAAATATCAATTACATTTGTATCTGCTATTTCTAATTTTGAAAAGTTATTTGGTGTACTACCAAAATTAAAAGATACTTCTCTTAACTCTGCAGATAATGCATTTACTTTTTTCTTTATAAGATATTGAGTAGGTTCACCACCAGAATCTCTTTCATATATTGTAATCTCTCTATCAGTTTCATCATTAAAATCTACCAACTCACTTGTTCTAAATTGAGTACTTGTTTTGGAAGATTCGATTACCATACCTTCTTTTATTCTTAAGTAAAAATCAGAATCGGGTCTGTTTTCTTCTCCTGTTCCAGTAGATGGTACTAACTGATAAACAGTTACTTCACATAAAGCGGGTGAAGTTGTTTTCGGTTTATATCCTAAGTATTGTGCTAATGCTATAACATTTTCTTTATCTTCTGCATATAACATTAAAGATTCTTTTAAAGAATCATCTGTATAGTAAGAAAGAATATCACCAACATACGAAGCCATTTCTATGAACATCATACCTGGTGATGTTTCATTAAAATCAGAATAACTTTTTGGGAAATATGTTTTAGCGTACTCAATTAAGTTTCCTCTAAATTGAGAGAAATCTTTAGCAAGATATTTTATATTTCTTCCGTTATTACTTTTAAAGTTTGCTGAATTTAATGCCATCTTAATTTGTTCCTTGTACTGTAAATGTTAATTCTTGTAAATCAATTTGATTACCAACAGTAAACTCTAAACTTAAGTTTACCCTATTTTGGTCTTTCAATTCGTTTGTCATTTCTACATCAATATTTTTAATAGAAATATATGGTAACCAATAATTAACATTTTTGGTTATTGTTTCTTGTATCTTTTGTTCAAAAGTATCATCAATCTGTTCAAATAATAAAGATTGTAATCCTGTTCCGAAGTTTGGTTGCATTATTCTCTCACCTTTTTTAGTAAGTAAAAGATTCTTTAAATTTGATTTAGCTTGTTCATAAGAAGTAAATGCTTGTTCAAAAAATCCAGTTTCACCATTCTTTATAGGCAATGTAATACCATATGCAAAAGAATCAAAATCTTCTGTATCTTTCAGTACCTTTCTACCGATTACATATGCCATATCATTTCTCCTATTTAAATAAGTTTTGGATTATAGTGATTATTAAAATAATTCCCATTACCACTATAATCAATCCACTTACCATTATCTCTTAAACTTTTTTACAAGTTCGGAATTATCTCTGTTTAAAATTCTATCTAAACCAGGTAATCCTGTTTTTACTCCAAGGCCTGTTTTACTAACACTACCTTGGTTTACACTACCATAACCCATTTGTGCAGCCATATTTGCTCTCATACCTTCCACTCCAGCACCAGCACCTTGTTCTGTAAAGGTAACTGTTTTATCCATACTTTCTTGGATAGGTTGTTGGGGTAACTTATCTAATACAGATTTAGTACCACCAGCTCCACCTTGTCTCTGTTCTTTTGTAAATGGTTTTGTATTATTCAATACTTCATTTAAAACAGAATTTTTAGTAAATTGTTTTTTTGGTGCTTGTCTTTGTTCCTGTAATGCAAGTTCTGCCTGTTCAAATGGGTCTACCTCATTCACTAACTGTGGAACTTGCGTAGAGGGAACGCTGACTACACCTCCCTTCTCCTCTGCTAATCGTTTCTTAACTTCCTCTTCCAATATCTTTGGAAAGGTTTTAGTAAGAAACCTCTCATGTTTTTTAGCAACTTCTGCCTCAACAATGGTTTTGATAACTTTTACTAATTGTTTTGAATCCATTTTATTTAATTTAGTTTATCTTAATATAAATATATTATTATCAATTTTATGGTATTGTAAATCCCGTCCAAGTTAAGATACCAGGTGCAGGTGGTATAAGTGGGAATCCTGGATACATTGATATTGTTATGTATAATCCACTAACTGTTGTAAGATGCATTTGCATTGCCATTATCAATCTATCCAAAAACATATTAATATCAGTAGTAGGTATTAGTGGGCCGACCGGTGTCCAAGTACCAGGGTTTAAAGTAAAGGCAGCGGTTGATGTTATATTTTGTATTGCACCAATTGATGGTATAATTGGTGGTATTCCTGTCAATAGTGTTGCACCTGTCCAATAACCAACACATCCCTTTCCAATATCATCTATAAAATTATGATAACCACTTTTCTTACTTAGTGCTTTAGCACAAGCTAGTGTTACCAAAATCTTCATTAAAGATTTGTTCGGACTAGAAAGTGGGATATTGTTTATAGTTTGCATTCCACTACGAGCCGCTATATCATATTCATCGGTAATTTTTTTCGCAAAGTCTTTATATGAATCTATACCTTCAGGTCGATTCATGTACATAAACATATTTGATTTAAATAAAGCAAATGACATTAGTTTACTCCGTAAAGTTTAATGTAGATAAAATAGTATCTAACTTATTCGATATTCCTGCATATGCTGATGCGTTTGATGGTGGAGCTGATGGTCCTGCTGGTGTTGGATGTATTTCTTTCTGAAGTTCTGAACAAAGGTCTTTTAGTAAATCAACTAAAACCTGTCCTCTTACTAATGGTTGTTCATCCGATTCTGTGTTAAGGTAAATTTCTCCACTACTGGCCAAAAACTTCATATCATTATCATTGGTAGTAATCAATAAATCACCATTCAAATCAATTGAAGCACCATCATTACCATTATCAATTGTAAGTTTACCATCAGATATAAATGAATAATCTCCCTTAGAGTAAAATATCATTTCAGAATCTTTTGCTGATAAAATAATTCTACCACTATTAACCAATACTTGGTCTGTACCTTTTAGTTCATCAGGTGGAGTGTGATATATTGGTTCGGTATCAAATGGTGAATCTTCTGTTCCTGGTACAAAGTTTAATAAGTACTCTCCACTTGTTATTGCTATAGTAGAACCATCTTCAACAATATCTTCTTCAGTATGTTGATACTCTTTTAACTCATCAAATGATTTTGGATTTTGTTTATTTCTAATTATTATAGTAGGAGCTAAAATGTTTTCATCATTATTATATCCACTAAATCTAATCGATTGTCCAAATCGAGATTGAATTAATTTATCACCTTCATATAATCGTAATGGGTTTATTTGATTCTTTTCAAAATACTCACCGAACTTAGTTGTTCTATCTCCTTCATCAGAAGAGTTAGCCGTACCTGTTTGTGATGTGGTTGAATAATCTTTACTACCACCTCCAGATTCCTCATCAGGCAATCCTCTTAATAATGCATCTTCAACAGCATTACCAGCATTTAAATTTATATTTGGAATTCTCTTATAAGCAAGTTTACCTCCCACTTCTACCAACTGAACAGTTTCTCCAAGTAGTGGGATTCCCTCATCAGGATTTGATGGTGGATATTCTGGTATATTATTTACATTATAAGTAGATTCACCTCTTTGTACAATTTTACAATATCCAATTACAAATTGTTTATCATGTACTTTATCTGTTAAATCACTTGGCAGTTCTAATGGTTCTGCTTCAGAATCATCAAGGTGTACAAATATAACTGTACCAACTCTTGAATTAGCTCCTTCATAAAGTTTCTTTCCTTTATTAGAATAAAAACTACTATTTGATATTGAAGTTCTACCCATTACTTAGATACCTTTTGTTTAAGTTCTTCTATTTCGTTTGTAAGTTCATCAACCTTTAAATCTTGTTCATCTGCAACTTCAGCAATTGTTTCATCTAATTGTTTTAGAAGTTGTTCCTTTTCATCATCCGATAGGAATCCTGTATCACCTTCTACCTTATCCTTAGATGCAATCATTCTTTGTGCAATAGAGGCCATCTTAATTAGTGATTCATCGTTTCTTACTGAAGTATCAACTAAATCTTTTATGATTGGCCCAATCACTGCCATATCACCAGAATGTCTAATTACCTTTTTCATTTCAGAAATTAATTCTGAGATTCTTTGTTTTTTATTCTGTTGGTTATCGTAGATATCCTTAAACAATCCACTTAAATCTTTACCAGGAAATAATTCAAAATTTGTACTCATGATTATACCATATTATGTTGTATATAAATATGGTAAAATAAAAAACCTCTCCGAAGAGAGGTTTTAAATTGTTAACGCGTTATGGAATTAAAAAGTATTTACTACTTCTTAATTATATGATATAGTACGAAAGCACCAACCAGTCCTAATAGACCTTCAGCACTCAGACCTCCTAAAATGCCCATGATGTTATCAACTACTGATACCTCTGGCCAAAATGGGATTTCTGCACCTTTGAATAATACTTCAAGTACAACTCCCAAGGCGATGATACTAATACCGATTTTTGTTAGTTCGTCAGCCCATGAGCCAACTTTTTTCAAAAATTCCATATAGTTCTCCTTTGTTTTTATTTAAAGAAAATAACTTTTCCATATTCCAAAACATCGGACTTGTCCACAAATAACTATTGTATATATGAAATAAAAAGTATGGTTTTGATTTTAACA